TATAAAGATTGATTCCGTAAGCCAATAAATACCTCCATCCTAGCTGATGGACTTTTTATGGCTTATGATGTATCCAATCTTTTAGAAGTCCAACTCCTTGATCCTGAAAATGGATTCTTGATTCTTAAAGAAACCTTGACCAGAATTGGTATTTCAGTCAACGAAAAGAAAGTCCTTTACCAAAGTTGCCATATACTCCACAAAAAAGGTCGGTACTATGTGGTCCATTTTAAGGAACTTTTTGCTCTGGATGGTAGTTTGGTTCCTATTCCTAGCGATGATATCGGTCGAAGGAACACAGTGGCTTTTTTACTCCAGGATTGGTCGCTCATCAAAGTAATCGAACCCGATAAGTACACCAATCGCACCCCGATCAATTTGATGAGGGTATTGAAGTACTCCACCGTTGTTCAGGAAGATTGGAAATTGGTTCCAAAATACCAGATTGGATTTAAACATCATGGTTCAAGAAATGCCGACTCTACCTCATCTTCCACTAACTTTTGATAAAGTTGTCGACTCCGGTACCCGTACAGAGTTTACCACCGGTTCAAAGCGTGATGTTCAAACTGGTAAGGGTCGACCAGACTTGATTCCTCCGGCATTTCTTAGGCGTTTAGCCAAGCACTATGAAAATGGTGCTACAAAGTACGGTGATAGAAACTGGGAAAAGGGTCAACCGCTCTCTCAATTTTACGCCTCGGCTTTTCGGCATATGTTGGCGCTGGCTGAGGGTAAAGCCGATGAAGATCATGCTTCGGCGGCAATCTGGAATCTAATCTCCTATATGGAAATCCAAAGACGGATTGCCAATGGTCAACTGCCCAAAGAACTGTCCGACTTTCCACCTGAAAGTCAGATTGTGCCTCCTCACTAAGTACTTCTGGAGGTGCACTATGAGTAAGAAATCCAAGGTCAGAAAGCTCTCTAAGTCATCCAAAGATTTCGTCCGATATTGTACCACCAGGGACTTTGTCATCATTGAGGATTGGAAGTTACTCGAATCTGATGGTAAGAGGGAATTTACCGGAAGAAAGAATACCATTCCAGTAATCCATGGTAAAGTCTATACCAAAGATAGAGTGATGTCTGTCACCACTGCACCCTTAGATGGCTATGATGAGTCGGATGGTTGCTTCTTGACGCTTGGAAATAATGCCAAAGTCGTCAAGTGGAAACTTGGTACTCCAGATGACGACTACATTGATAAGTTTCCCGCCGCCGCAAAAGACCTACCTGAGTACTTCAGTCAGGAACTGGTTAAATTGTCGGCTGGCTGAATCCTGATACAATCTTAGTAATGAATACTGATCCTTTTTATACCTCTGTTGCTCAGGTCGGCGATACCATCCTCTATCTTGGTCGGGATAAAAACGGCAATCGAATCTCTCAAAAAGGTTCCTTCAAGCCGACTCTTTACAAAAAGTGTCATATTCCTACTGGTTGGAAGACGATCAAGGGTGATCACGTTGAACCAGTCAAGCCGGGTCTGATTGCCGATTGTAAGCAATTCCTTAGGCAAAATGCAAACAATCCAGATATCTTTGGTATCACCAATTATACTGCTCAATTCATTCACAAGAAGCATCCAACCCAACCGACTTTTGATTTCTCCAAACTTTCAATCGTAAATTTGGATATTGAAATTGAATCGGAGAAAGGTTGGGCTAAACCAGAGAATCCGACTGAGCGGGTCAATGTGGTAACGATCAAACACAAGGGTAAAACCTATGTGTTTGGTCTCGGTCAGTACAACATTCCCGGTGCCGAATGCCAAGTTTTCACTGAGGAAGTACCACTTCTTGAAGCATTTCTCACCAAGTGGCAAGAACTCGAACCGGATATTGTCACTGGATGGAATATCCAGATGTTCGATATTCCGTATCTTGTCCGGCGAATGAATGAAGTACTTCCTAAAGACCAAGTCGGTGACAAGAAACTCAATCGAAGTCGTCTACTTTCTCCATGGAAAAAGCTCAAGGAAACAGCAATTACTTGGTTCGGTAAAGAGAACCTTGCCTATACCATTCTCGGTGTTTCGCAACTGGACTACATGCGGGTCTACAAGATTTTCATGCTCACTGCTCGCGAATCCTATACCTTAGATTACATTAGTCGATATGAACTGGGTAAAGACATTGGTAAAGTAGACTGGAAGAAAAAGTATCCTTCCATGAAGGACTTCTATACACAGAACTTCCAAGAGTTCGTAGAGTACAACATCCAAGATGTTGAACTGATTGTACTTTTGGAAAAGAAATTGCGATTCTTGGAAATGGTCACCAGTATGGCTTACTGGTGTCGAATTAATTTCGAGGATACATTTAACCAGACTCGTATTTGGGATAGTTTGATCTATCACCATTTGACCGAGAGAAAGATTGTGGTGCCTATGAAGGTCCACACTTCCAAGGATGAGAAGTTCAAAGGTGCGTACGTCAAGCCGTCAACAGTCGGACTTCATTCTTGGGTTTGTTCCTTTGATGCAACATCGCTTTATCCAATGTCACAAATCCAATGGAATATTTCACCTGATACTTTGGTAGAACCGCAAGATATTCCATTACCTGTTAAGCAATTATTAGATAAGACCAATGTCAATTCATTGCTTGCAAAGAAGGTGGACACATCTATCCTGAAAGAATATGGAATGTGTGTTACACCGAATGCTCAAGTATTTCGTACAGATAAACGAGGGTTTATGGGAGAAATCCTTTCATCACTTTTTATCAAGCGTAAAAATGCTAAAGATACGATGCTTGCCGCAAAAACGGAAATTGAAGCGCTGAAAGTAGAACTGGTTAAAACCACTGATCCAGCCGACATTCAATTAATGAATGATGAAATCGCCCGACTTAAGGAAATTGCTGCCCGGAATGCGGTTGAGCAAAGTTCAGCTAAAGTTACACTTGTATCCGCCTTCGGTGCCTCGGGTAACCAGTTCTTCCGGTATTACGACCTTCGAATTGCCGAAGGTATCACCTATTCTGGGCAGTATGTCATTCGATCCATTATTAATGCATTGGAGAAGTTTTTCAATTCGCTTCTAAAAGAAGCAAATCCAAATGCACGGCCTTATGAGTTCACTATTGCGTCCGATACCGACTCGGCGTATATTCGCCTCGGTGAAATTGTGGATATATTGGTACCAGATGGTACTCCGGAAGAGAAATTAGAGTTTGTGGAAATGTTCTGTCGGGATGTAATTGCACCGGAACTTAAACTCATTTCTGATGATCTTGGTGAATATACCAATGCTTTTGATAGGAAGATTTCCTTCAAGCGCGAAGTCATTTGTGACAAGGCTATTTGGCTTGGTAGTAAAAACTACTTTCTGAATATTCTTACTGACGAGGAAGGACGATTATCTTCACCGAGTATCAAAACCAAAGGCCTGGAATCAGTCAAGTCTTCCACGCCGCAAATCTGTAAGGATGCACTGATTCGATGCACTCAGTTGGTACTTACCAAAACCAATGAAGACCTCCAAGGATATGTTTCGGCATTCAAACAGGAATTCTTTGCTGCACCACCCGAAATTGTTTCCGCTCCGAGTGGTACAAACAATCTCACTAAATGGCAAGATCCAAAGACCGGATTAGCGATCAAGAAAACACCTTTCCACATCAAAGGTGCATTGATTTACAATCAATTGCTCATCAAGCGAGGCCTCCAGACGGTTCTACCACCTATCATTTCCGGTGATAAAGTTCGTGTCATGGCGCTTAGAGAACCAAATGTTTCCGGTAGCAAGGTGATTTCTTTCCCTAAGACTTTACCACCAGAGTTTTTGCTTCATGATTCATTGGATTATACTGCTCAGTATGAGAAAAAGTTCATGAAGCCCTTGATGCGGATTCTGTCGGTGATCCATTGGCAACCTGTTAAAGTTCCTAAATTTACGGCGGAGGATTGGTAAAATGCCCACCGGTGATATCATGAAACCGAGAGAGTGGTTTTTGGCTAATGCTGATCCCGACACCAGAGTTCCATACTTGGATGAAGTTAAGTGGAAGAAATTAAACGAGCATTACACCAAGGATGAAATCATTACTGGTTTGGTGGAGCATATCGTAAACACCAAACCCGAGTTTCCGTATGGTCCGAGACATTCAAAGCTTGAAATCCGTGAAATGTTTCTGGAAGTCAAAGCGCGGGACTCAGTCAAAGAGTGTTTGATTCCACGAAGTAAGATGCCAGAGGTTTTTGAGAAATTCGAAGACTACGGTAGGAAGTATGAAACTCACGGTATTGGTGTGATTGATTGCCACGGTTCAGCTAATCCTATCAGCGATTATTTCCAATTCACGAATCGTCACAGTTGTGGTTCGTATGGATTTGAATCACCGCTGGATCGCTGGAACAAAAACGGTAAGTTGGATAAGCTTTTCATGGCTCTTTGGCGCATGGGTATTTCCGATTTGATACCCAGTTCTTATCGAGCATGCTTTCAACTCAATTCCTATGTTGCCACTCAGTTCAAACCTGAAGTGGCAAAGATCATGTACAATCTTTTCCAGGCTCAGGATGTGCTTGATACTTCTTGTGGGTGGGGTGATCGCCTAGCCGGCTTTTACCTCAGTAACGCAAAGAGTTACACTGGTACAGACCCTAATCCGGCTACTTTTGAGGTGTATAAGAAGCAGGCTCACTTCTACGAGGAATGGTGCCTAGGTACGGATGCTAAGGATATTCGATACCTTGCTGGTCCTGACTGGTTCCGAATCATTGGACAAAAGGATGTCACAATCTACCGATCAGCCTCGGAGGATTTGACTCAGATGGATTATGGGATAGAATCGAGAGATATACTTTTCACTTCGCCACCATATTTTTCTACGGAACGATATGCTGAAGGAACCGAAAAGTCGTCTGATCAATCCTGGTCCCGCTATGATTCATATGAAAAATGGCGAGATGGATACTTCTTTCGGATGTTGGATAAATCTTGGGAAGCCATTCGGCCAGGTGGATACTTGTGTATCAATTTGATGGATCCAAAAATCAAAACTCAAAGGTATTATGCTTCGGACGACTTCATTGATTACTTGATCAAGAAGCCTAATACGAACTTCGTAGGATTGATTGGTATGGCTATCCAGCAACGTCCAAAAAAGATGGAATCTGAGGAAGCATTGAATGTTCACATGAACCGATGCTATATTGAGCCGGTTTGGGTTTTGCAGAAAACGAACGGGATGAACGCACTAAATACACTAGATATCGAACTGACCTGTAAGCCGTCCTCAATTTCCGACTTCTTTTGAAAGTTTTTACCATGGTTAAGAAAGCCGAAATCGCCGATTCCACTCCCACCAAGTTTGACGCCAGAAAGCATTTTGCCAAGGTCATTAAAGCTGCCAAGCTCGAAGATGCCGCTTGTGCTGCGGACGGTATTCCGGTGAATGATATTACGGGATTCATTGATACTGGTTCCTATGCTTTCAATGGATTAATTTCGGGGTCAATCTACAAAGGTCTTCCCAACAACAAGGTACTTGGTCTCGGTGGTGAGCAGGCCACGGGTAAGACTTACTTTGCGATTTCAATTCTAGGATTTTGGTTGACCGCCAATCCTACTGGACTGGTGTACTACTTTGAAACGGAAGGTGCCGTCACCTCAGAAATGCTCATTGAGCGCCTGGGTGAGGAACAAGCCTCCCGAATTCTTGTGATTCCGATCAATACAGTCCAGGAGTTCAAGAACCAAGGTTCACTCATCTTGGATGAGTACAAGAATACTCCAAAAGAAAATCGCTACCCATACTTCTTTGTACTCGACTCCCTTGGTATGCTTTCCACCACCAAGGAAATGTCGGATGCAATCAACGAAAATCCTGTCCAGGATATGACCAGAGCCAAGGAAGTCAAAGCTGCCTTCCGATTGCTCACCAGAGCCGCGTCCCGCTTTGGTGTTCCTATGATTGTTACCAACCACGTTTATGCTCAGATTGGTAGCACTTCCCACACCAAGTCACATGGCGGTGGTTCCGGATTGCTGTATGCCGCCAGCATCATTGCAGACCTTTCCAAGCGAAAGGATAAGGATACTGCCGATGAACATGTTGGTAATATCATCCACGTCAAGCAGTCGAAGGGTCGCTTGACCAAAGAGGGATCGATGATCGACTGCAAGCTCTCCTTCACCAAGGGTTTGAGTCGGCACTATTACTTGATCGATATCCTTCTGGCTACAGGTAAGATCACAAAGGTTGGTAACAAGTACCAATGGCCTGGTATTCCCGACAAGACTTTCTTTGAAACCACCATTTATAAGGATCCAGAACGCTTCTTTACCAAGGAAGTTCTGGATATGTGTGATGCAGCTTGCGGTGAATTGTTCAATTACGGTACCGATCTACCGGATGATTCGAAGTCGAATGCAGAAGCTTTGGAAGAACTTACCAGTGGAGTAGAAAATGACGCAACAGTCTAATAAGGGACTACCGAAGTCCATTCTTGAAACCCTGAAAAATACTCTTTTTGGTAAGGACAAGTCTCCAGCCAAAAAGAAGTGCGAAACCTACCGATATACCTCGGCGGGCTTTGAAGGTAATCCAGCCATCAAAATCACATCTGGTAAGTACCAAGGTGTAGTACTTCACTACGGCAAGGTAGAGTTCGGTGATACTCCTACTGGTGATGAACCGATCAAACTAAGCTTCCAATATCAAGTGGATGCTAATCCCAATCCACTTTTGGATGTTACCACCAATGAGTTTATTACAGTCATTGGTGACATTCTCACTGACATTGTTTGGTGGGAACTTCAGGATCCGCGTAAGGGTTTGACGGATGCCATGTTACCATTGATTCCGGCCAAGAAGTCCGGCTCTAAAGTCGAGTCGGTTTGATCACTCCATCATCCGGTGTACTATTAATAGATCGCTACTAAGGATGAATTCTCTTTGAATCCTATCTCTAGAATTATCATTCGAACTCTTTTCGTGGATGAAGCTTATGCGACCAAAGTTTCACCTTTTCTACATGTGGATTACTTTCGAGAAGCTTCCGAGAAAACACTTTTTGCTGTAGTTGCAGGTTACATTGAAAAGTACCGCAAGCTTCCAACTTCCGAGGAAATTCGGTGCGACCTCCATAAGTTGAAAATCGCTGATGGTGTTTTCAAAGGTTGCATCGAAATTGCCGACTGGATCGATAAAACCAAGTCGGAAAAAATCAACTTTGACTGGGTGGTAAACGAGTCGGAGAAGTTCGTCAAGGACGAAGCCATTTATATTGCCATGAAGCGGGCTTTGTCCATCATGAGCAATAGTGATACCAAAGAGCCTTTGACAAAGGAAGCGATTCCTGATCTTTTGTCGAAGGCTCTTGGTATCAGTTTTGATTCCTCCGTTGGTCACAATTACTTTGACGATTACCAGAAGCGGTACGATTTCTACCACAATCTGGAACTCAAGATTCCATTTGATCTTGAGTATATGAACAAGATTACCAATGGTGGGGTAGCTGAGCAATCACTCAACATTATCCTCGCCGGCGTCAATGTAGGTAAGAGCCTTTTTCTGTGCCATCATGCGGCTCATTGCTTAAACATTGGTAAAAACGTACTTTATATCACTGCTGAAATGCCGGAAGAGCAGATCGGTCAGCGAATTGATGCAAACTTGCTTGATGTAGAAATAGCAAATCTTCCACTTCTCACCGAAGATGATTATCGGAACAAGATTCTCCATGCTCGGAAGAGGACTGCCGGAACACTGGTGATTAAGCAATATCCAACTGGTACCGCTCACGTTGGACATGTTCGTCAATTACTCAATGAGTTGCAACTCAAACAGGGATTCAAACCACATATCATTTTTGTGGATTACCTGAATATCATGCTACCACTCCGAGCCAAGTTTGGTGGTGATGCAAACTCGTATGGTTACTTGAAGATGATTGCAGAAGAGTTCCGGGGTTTGGCAATGGAGAAGAAAGTGACAATTTGGTCCGCTGGGCAGTTTAACCGTGGTGGAATGGACAGTTCTGATCCAAGCATGACCCAAACCGGTGATTCGATGGGACTGCCTGCTACTGCCGACTTTATGATCGCGGCAGTTACTTCGGAAGAGTTGGCTAAGCAAGGTCAGTTCATGTTTAAACAACTCAAAAATCGCTTTGGTGACAACCAAGAGACGGTTCGATTCATTGTGGGTGTCGACAAGAAAAAAATGCGTCTTTTTGACGTTGATCCATCAAGCCAAAAGCAGATCATGAAAAGTCCGGGTGCAAAGAAGGCCGCACTGGAGATGGATGATGAGGCTAGTTTATCCTCTCCGGCTACAGTAAAGAAGTACAATGGTGAAAAACCAAAAGATACCGAATCCTTTGGGTCAGGTTGGAAGTAAGAATTTGATGTTTGTTGCTTGCATTTCACCAAAGATAGATTATAATGATGATGTGTTCAAGAAAGACCTTTTCAACTCAAGGAGAACGAATCATGGCTAAGGCTCAAATCAGGCGTATGGATCATACAGGTGACTCGCTCGTTGCCGAGTGGGACACTGAGGTCGAAGAGGAAGTGAAGGTGGCTCAAGATGAGCTCACCAAGTTCCTCGACAGCTGCGTCAAGGAATACGGTTCCGAACCGCCCGTTTGGGTTCGTCGAATCGGTCAGAAGGAATACGATATGGGTGGACGCGATTTGGATTTGTCCACTGTTGAAGAAGTCATCTTTCAGCCGATGATCCGGGGCGGCTAAACGTCTCTGCCGGAAGCCTGTAATGGGTCCGGATGATGAAATACTCATCCGGCTCAATTTTCCCAAACACAAGGAAACCACGATGCCACTTCCACCGACATACTCAGGGACCAAAGAAAGGTCCCAAATCTCAATTGTGCGAATTACTCGGCAAGTTCACTTATATGGATTGAACTTTCTGGTAGAAGTGGCAAGCAAACGGGTGCTCGATTTTATCACTGTTGAGCTGAAGGTGAATTGCATCACAGATAAGACCAAGATACTCTCAGGTGGTCGCCTGATTGAGCAAGGTTTTCGTCTACCTACAATCAATATACGAGTACTTGGCTTCACTCAATGCAACAAGCTTACCGAGGTTGAAGCCCGAGAAGTCTATATCAAACTCACCCAGACAATTCGGTCAAGTCTTGAATACTACAAGACTTCGATGGTCGAACAAGTCCGAGGAAGCGATCAAGCTGCTGAGTACTTTACCAGATACGACCAGATGACTGGTTTGGAAGTCAACAATCTCTTCCAAGGTATCATGTGGGGCATTCTGCTTCAGAATCAGGTTTTACCTAATGATGTTTTCCGAAATGTCCTCCAGAATGAAATGAACGTAACCAAGTTCAATCATATTGGCTTCATGGATACTGCGGATGATATTCCGGAACTTGATCCAGTTGCAACCACTGGTGCTCTTCGAGGTGATCATACCATCAAGACGGAAGCTGATATTCGCAGGGAGATTGCGGCTGAAATCCGTCGAATCAGATGGGTCGAAGAGGAGAAAAAGCAGGAAGAGAACCGGCTAATCCAAGAACTAAGATGGCAACAAAATGCTCAAGCTGTAATTCACGAGCAGATTCAGGCAAACAAGGAAAGAATGCGACCTAAGCTTGTCACCAACGCGGATCATCAAGCAATGATCCTCCTAGGTAAGGTGGTTGGCCAGGAAGTTGCAAACGAATTTCTGGATACTGGTGTAGTTTTGGTGCAACGCGAAGGATATACTTTCAAGATTCATGCTCGAGCATTCATCGAAGTACTTGATCCGGCTGGTAAGACTGCCAATCTTTGCATCCATAGTCAGCAGTTTTGCTGCAATTTTGTGGATGAAGTTGTGATTGCTTACCTGAACATCAAAAACAACTTCGAGGAATACATCAATACGGCTAACATCTTTGCGTCACCGGGATTTAAGAAGTTTCCGGAAAGGAAGAGGTAATGACGTATTTAATTTACTCCGCAACTCCCGATAAGAAGGACGAGCGAATTAAGGAACTTGAAGAGCAAGTCAAAGTACTTGCTCTGGGTATGCGAGCTACGAGTGACCTGGATGAAACTTGTTGCTTTCCATCAAGTTGCCCGGAATCAGAAGAAGCCTATTATCAAGCTCAAGTGGTTGCCGATGAGGTACTGAACGTATGATCTACGTTGGAGACATCCACGGTCACTTCGGCTTTATGAAGGATTTCGCTCTAGGGAATCCAGAGAAGCCAATGATCCAAGTAGGAGACTTCGGTATCGGTTTTGGTGAGCCAGTACCTGAGTTACCATCCAATCTCAAGTTCATTCGCGGCAATCACGATGATCCGGAACTCTGTCAAGCTTCACCAAACTATCTCGGTGATTTTGGAATGCAAGATGGTATATTCTTCGCTGGCGGTGCTGATTCAATTGATAAGCTTCACCGAAAGCGATTCATAAGCTGGTGGCCTAATGAACAATTGACGTATTCACAGCAAATGAAGGCTATGGATCTTTATCGAGAATGCTTGCCTAGAATTGTTGTAACCCACGACTGTCCAGATTCGGTATGTACGGAACTATTCCAAATCTGGCAAGGTAATTCCACAAGAAGCTTTCTACAAGAATTACTGGAAATTCATAAACCACAGTACTGGATCTTCGGTCACCACCATAAGTCCCGTTGTAAGGTGATTCAAGGTACCACGTTTCACTGTCTAGCCGAGTTCGAAGCCAAGGAAATTTTATAAGTACTTTACCTATGACCACTTGTAACAACTCTCGCCATGACTACCCATTCATTTCCGGTCCTCCCGGTGAAGTACCTCATACGCACATTTGCCCAGCTTGCGGTCAAGTAACACTGGTACCTTGTACTCCCATCAAGTTGTCACCATATCAGGAAGCTTGTAGGCAAGATATCAAGAAAGTGATCGATTTTGGAATGTCACCAATTGGTAAGCTCTTGGCTTCCGTTGAACAACCACCAAAACTATGCTCCCATATATAAACTCGTCATGGTGAATAGATTTACAACTTGGTTGCGACCTTCCCTCGAAAAGGAATTTCGCTATCCACAACCTACCAAACGCCCGGTAGGTACCGTAAATCCAAATTTAGCTGCCTGCTAAATTAACACGACTCGCTTGACATAAAACCTAAATCTGATAAAATACAATCTGCAATTGATGCAGAACTTCGATCTTTGCCAAGTAAAGAGCTTTGTTGGAATGATGGGTAAAACTGTCATACTCCGCAGTAGAGGGTTTAATGGTAAACCGCATCCCTCCAAAGGATGAGACTGAGAGTTCAATTCTCTCCTCTGCGGCTTTGTTCTGATATGTTAATGAGACTACCGGTGTCTTCCGGAGGTGTAGGGTACAGGTAACACAATAGCAATCCTACTCAGAACATAACTGTGGTTGGATATCCGCAGTATAAATCTAAACATCCTCTGACTTGGTAAGCTGGAAATAACCAGCTGCGTTAATGGTTCAAGGTATCTGGATATGCTGAAATAACCCGGCAAAGCCGTCAAGGTCAGCAATCCCAAACTCCCATTCACAGCAATATGGAGAGCTTCCTGACCTTCGAGGAATTGTACAATTACTCGAAGGTGTGAATGTACCACGTGGGTTGAGAAACCTAGAAAAGCGTGATACCTAGTGGTGGAAACACCACCCAAGTCTTTCAAGTTCACAATGGCGAAAAAAGGTAGACGCGATTGACTTATTCCACGACGCATGGAACGTCGATTCCGATAGTTCCTTTCCTATCGGGTGTGGGTTCGATCCCCACTTGTGAACCTTCAATAATTCGACCTTTATGATAGTCGGCTTGTGTGTTGCATTCCCTCTCTTATCGCATGAGAGCATTTGGAACACTCAAAATCATACCTGGTTGCACGAATGGTTAGCCATCCAGGGAATCTGATACCAAAGGCGGAAAATGAAGTGGTGATCAGTCCACTTTGATGAGCCTGGGGTTTACTTCCACGATAGAATAACGGTAATTCACCTCACTGTTAATGAGGATGATGGTAGTTCAAATCTACCTTGTGGAACTTTAGATTGGGGATGTAGCTTAACTGGTAAAGCATTCGGTCTGCGCCCGAACGATTGGATTTCGATTATCCACATTTCCATTGATTATTGGTTCGATTTTTAGAGTCTCCACTTATACATACTTCTATGAATAGAGTATGTAAATTTTGTGGTAATTCATTTTTCGAACCTAATGGTAGGATATTTTCAAACCATGTTAAATGGTGTAAAAGTAATCCTAAACGAAATGATCAAAATGAAAACATTCGAAAAGGTCATGTGATTACAGCGAATACTCGCTTCGGTAAATATGAACTATTTGATAGGATTTGTGAAAAATGTCACCAACCCTTTCAAGTTCGTACCCGCAGTAAAAACAAAAAACGTAATAAACGATTTTGCTCTCGAAGTTGTGCCAATACACATGTATTTACGGATACTAGGTGTGATAGTATCTCTCTTGGTATTAGAAAATATTTGGTTGAATCTGGTTGGACTCCTAAAGAACTTCACCCATGTGTATTTTGCCAAAATGAAACGCAAAATAAAACATTTTGCTCAACTAAATGCGGTCATGAATACAGGAAATCAGAATACAGAAAACAAGAGAGTTCACTTCGACAATACAGAGTACTAGCAAAGTTTCAATTTGGAGTGTCAGATTATCCAAACGAATTTGACTTTTACTTAGTAAGGCAGTATGGTTGGTATGCACCAGTAAATCGGGGAAATAATTTGGGTGGAGTGTCAAGAGACCACAAAGTATCGATTCGTTATGGATTCGATAATAAAATCGATCCAAACTTTATTGGTCATCCTGCAAATTGTAGACTGCTTCGACATAATGAAAATTCAGTCAAAAATGTCGGATGCTCCATTACTTTTGAACAGTTAAAATCAGATATCCGGTCTTGGGAAGCCCGATATCCGAGTCAAGATTTTCAAATCTAATAATATACGTCAGGTTGTGGGTGACTTTCCATTCATTTAAGTAAACGGAACCCAGCAGAATCAAGTCAGGTAGCACTTCGGGTGAGCCTTCCTGACCGCTGATACCAGAGGTGGAAAATGAGGATTTATAGTACTTTTCCTCGAATGAACCTAGGGTAATCGTCTTTGTTCTAGATTGATGGAAAGTAAACATAGCCCACCGAACAATGGGTGGTCCTTTCGAGGACTTGGAGGTTCGAATCCTCCATCTAGAACTTTAACAGGATGTAGACCGTAACTTGGTACCGGGCTGCGTTTGGGACGCAGAGCTTTAAACAGCCGTGGGAGTTCAAATCTCCCCATCCTGATTAGTATACTAGGCATGTATACCAACGGCAGAGTCAATGGTTTTAGAAACCATCAAGTATCAGTTCAAATCTGATCATGCTTACTTCCAATTGAGATGGTTTTGAGCCGATGCGAGTTTCTTGCTTCCGATTAGATACCGGAACCTGAAACCGGCTCACCTAAGTGGCTTCAATGGCTGATGACTTGATTCCATGTAAGTGAGACAATCCCGACGCCGGTGTATTAACGCATCCTTCGGTACTATGTACCGTTCGGATATACACTGCTGGTTAAGCTGAACCATCGATAGTCTGTGGACCATGCCCCGCAAAGGGAGCACCAGATGTTGACGAACCTAAAAATCGTCCAAACCAGCGAGTCAGGTGGAAAGCCTGGCACAAACTTTGAGTACCAGTTGGCCAAATGTCGTAAACCCGATTCCTAGCCGTAGGGTAGTTAAACCTGAACCTGCTGCAGCAGGGTACAAACGTACGGCTGGTACTCATCTAAAATAGGTGTTCATCCACTAATCATACTTTGCTATGCATTACTGGATTGACCCGTGCCAGGTCGATTGCTCGGAAAGCACCAAAACAGAATGTTTAGAGTAGCAATCCGTTCTATCGCCTGCAACACCTTTAATATGCATAGTGGACCACTCCTCAGCCACTTTAAATCCAAAGGAAACAACAAGTAGAACTGTGCAAATGTCCGGTCAATGTATACCGGCGAAGGTTAGCACAATCCAGGACTACCTAGATGAGGCCTTGGATGTCCCGCGGTTTTGATACCCATGGACTTGTTGGGTTCGAATCCCACCTATCTTGGATTGCCGGTGAGTCCCGGCTGACCCTAATAAGGTCAAACAGCTCCATGGGTCCCATCCTTGTACCATGTAAAAAGCTAATGATAGGAGCCGCATACCTTTGGTTACGACTGAAGGTGTGTTTTTGATCCGTGTGGTAAAATAGGGATTATTGGGTGTGTTTACCACTTTGATAATACCTCCCTCACTGGAAAGGTGCAACCAGGCGACTCGACAAGAGTAATGAGCCAAGCATCCAGTACGGATCCTTTATTTGGGAGTAGTGGTGCAATCGGCTGGACACAGTGGCCTTAAAAGCCACTTTTCGAGTAATAGATTCGAATAAAGGAAAGAAGTGTCGAAAATCGCTCCTTTAGCTCAGATGAAGAGCAGGGATTTTGTAAATCCCAGGTCATCGGCTCGAACCCGATAGGGAGCTTTCCATACCAACTCCCGCAAGTCAGTTCTAAGCCTATGGCTCTGGTAGGCTGTACTGTACCTGAGGTAATACCAAGAGGTTGACGTCCGGGTCACTTACCTTTTGGAGTTGGTTGGACTGGTGACGAAACCGAGGATCATATCGGCGTCCTGCGAAGGTGTTGGATCCCCACCTGTCAAGTAAGGACTATACCACCAGAATTTATCCCCGATTAGTGAAACCTGGTTATCACGCTAGCCTTACATGCTAGAGTTCTCGGCTCAAATCCGGGATTGGGGACTTAAGGAGATCAAATGTACTATTATACATCCGCAGGATTTTATGAGTTTACATTTGGTAAATTCGTTATTGAGTTTGGTTCCACCATTTGGGAATTTTCTCGATTGAGAATTTACCACAACAATAAAATCATTGCTCTAATGGATCTAATTTGAAAAGGATTCCTCCCATGGGTGCTCTACTCAAGCAAACTCTCAACAAAGCTCGAACGCTCCTCCGATGTGACTTCGAGGAGAATCATAGACATTTTTACTTTTATTGTCCGGGCTGTAAGCGCCTCCATTGCTACAATGTGAACCACAAAAATAGCAATGGTGCTCTTTGGAGTTTCAATGGAGACTTTGAAGTCCCATCCTTCTCACCAAGTCTCCGGTATCTTGGCTATCCAACAGGGACACTCTGTCACTTGTTCCTAACCAACTCCACACTGGTTTACTGCTCCGACAATCCGCATGATCACAATGGTAAAACCATACCATTACCGGTGATTCCCGAAAGTGAAATTGTCGGCTTATTCGGTGAAGACGCACCAATTGAGCGATTGGCGGCTTGACAAGTATCACCCACCATGATACAATCACTTCATGAAATGAGGTCTTCAAATAATGGAATGGTATCATTTCGAACGCGTGGTACTAGTGGTAATATCTGTGATGGTAGTATGCGCTACAATTGTGTTTATTTACTGGGATTATATCGGATAGGTCGGAAATTAGAAATGGAGATTGTCGATGACCGAACAAAGTGAATTTAAAAAGAACCTTGCCGCCCGGGCTACTATTCGAGTAGTAAAGGTGCTTGACCATGACTCCTTTCAACCTAAAGTTGGTATCCAATACAATCCGGAAGCTATCATTGATGCTTTAGCCGCCGGGCTACTTGATGTTGAATCACCGGAAGTGAGATTGGTTCAAGCTGCCAATGAAATCTACACCAAATAACGTGATCCGCAAATTGATACCAAAATCGAAGGAATTCCAGCCGCACTCAGAGCATTGGGTATTCATGTTGTGGAGGTTGATACTCCTACTTTTATCATTAAAGATGGCCGCCTCGATCCAAATACCGGCCCAAGTAATCCAACGAACTTTTTGGTATCCCGATGCATCCAACCTAACCAGCATGGTGGTGATCTTTCTGCGGAAAATATTGCAAAGATTATTGCATCAAGTGATGAGGTTGATCGCTACCCCAGGTCTGCTGGTATTGCTTTTAATCAAGCCCGAATCATCCCATTACCAGAAGATGCGTTTGGTGTACTTGTCCGATTGTCATTTTTGAACTAGGAGTTCCTATGTCCGAATCGTCCAATCCAGTAAAACTTGATACTTCTATCCCTAATCGACGAATTTTCTACATTGATATTCCAGGACCCAAAGCTCCAGAATATGTGAAGGAATTCATCCAAAAGATGAAGGATATTTGGATCTAAATAACTTTCGCTTGGGTAGGAAAGGATGCGCTTAGTCAAACCCAATAGAAAGCTGCGCTCCGTAGAGCATGAAGGCTACGTTAAAATTATGCAACGCTTTAAATGCCAACGATAACATCGCTGGTCGTATCGGCTCCGCGCCGGTCCGTCTCGCTGCCTAATAACAGCGAAAGAGTATGATAGACTTCCTGTAAGAAACCATACTCTTCAAGACTCCATCAGGATCGACCGTGGTATACACCTTGAGTACCATAGTCTAAAATCCAAAAGGTTAGATTGAGTGGATGCTGTCAGTGGTAGCCACTCAATTGAAACTAAATTACTGACCATGAGTGTGGATGAAGCTTTCTTTTGATTGATCTAAAAACGTGGGTTCGAATCCCACCCTATCCATTTTCTGTTTTGCGATAATTTGAAGTGAATTATTTAAGGATGTAGAATGACCACACGCGACTTTGCTTACTGGTTACAAGGACTATTTGAAATACGCGCTGCCGACCCGAATTCACCCAAAGGATTGACGGCTGCTCAAGTGGAAACAATTGAAAACCATCTGAAATTGGTTTTTAAACACGATCTTGATCCTCAAGAGCCGGGTGATGCTCAGGAAAATCAGAATATCCATGATGGAAAACCACCAGGTCCATTTCTTCATGGTCATCCAAATGCACGCTGCTAGAGTTGACCTAAATCACATTTATCGTACAATAGTAATTGTCTGTAATCGAAGAGTGGCAGTATCCACTATTTCAACAAGTGTCTTTGAAGCTTACCGCTCGTCGGAAGAAAGTTGAAAGAAGCTTCTTTGACTGATACTGCCACTCTTCGATTGCAAACTAAATTAAGGATCTAGAATGGCTCACCCTCGAAAAATTCCTGGTAACATTAGAGTTACTCGAAAAGTCAATCAAATGGGATTTCAACCTGCTTTACTTTTAGATGTAAATCCCCGACGAAATGGTTGGAAACCAGGATCGCCGGGTGCCAAGCTATGGTCTGCTATTTGCGATTACATGCATGTAAAAGATGGCAATAAAAGTCTTTCCGGAGTATCTCTTTTAGTTCAAGAGCTGCAACCTGGTCAACTTGACGGTATTTTAAAGGACAAAGCATGCTCCAAGTAGGCGATATCGTAAAGATTCTTCCGGGTACTTCTCAGTATCACAACCTTCTGTACAATGGATGGTTTGGTAGAATTACCCACTTGTACTACGGCCAATCTGGTGAGTTTGAAAGCGCTCTGGTCGATTCCGATAAAGCTGGCTTTCTTCAAGCTGTTTCATTCATTTCGCGATTCCCATTGGATCAACTTGTGAGAGCTCCCAGTATATTAGACGCTTCTAACTTGACCGCCCGGTTCTCCGAATATTCATTTGTAGTAACACCTGCTTGGAAACCAACAAAATGATCCCTCCTACTTGCAAACAATTGTGGAATGAAGAATGTGGTGATTCTATCGCTCACTACGCCGATGATAGTTGGCGACATGGTTCTTATTGTGAAGATATTTACCACCGCAAGGAAGATGGTACATATTGGTCGGCATCTTACCGAAAATCCGGTGATGGTGAAACCAATGAGTTCCGTGAAGGCGATGCAATCATCCAACAAGTAGAACCTTATACCGTGACAGTTACGAAGTACCGACTTGTAAAGGAAAATGAAGATGCCTAAACTGACTCGACGAGAAGCCAATACTATTGTGAACAAAGTGGATAATTTTGGTATTGGATATGACATCCTCGCAGAAGACTACGTTGGAAACATCCGGCAGTATACCTGTCCGGACTTCAAGCGCTTACTTTCCAAGTATGTCAACACTCAAAAGGCGTTCAAGAAGGCCAAACGTGAACTCAAGGATTTTGTTGAAACTACCGCTACGACCCGGCAATCCAAGGTAAAGAAGCATGCCTAAGCTTACTTCAAAGCAAGCAAAGAAAATTTTAAACCATTTGGACTCCGAAGATGTTGGATATGATCTTTTTGTTAGCCAATATGATTACTTCCAAGAAAAGTACAAGTGTCCCGAATTCCAAGAGAAGCATCGGCAATATGTACTGGCTCGTAAGTTAGTAGACGCAACAAAACAATCCCTTCAAACCTTTTTGAATGAGTCTTACGATGAATGAACCACTCACAAAGGAAGAAGCTCAAGAACTTTTAAACTGGATCGAGGATGATGGCTTTGACCATACCTTCCCGCGGGATCGGCATTTTACTGATCCAAGATTAGAAAATCTGGCAAGTCACTATGGGTACTACTCCCGCGAAGCAAATCTAGTCAAAGGTGAATTGATGGTATATCTTACCAGGATTGCAGGAAAATAGTCTCATTCGTAGCTCAGATGGATAGAGCAATTCCCTTCTAAGGAATAGGTCAGTGGTTCGACCCCACTCGGATGAATTGCGGGCAAGAGAAACGGTAACTCGGTACCCTCATAAGGTACAGAACTTGGTTCAATTCCAAGGCTCCGCTATTTGGTAGTGTCAAAGGAAATAATCAATACCTTTGGACGAAGCATCTAAGTCGGGCATTCTGGATTTGGAGCAACGATATGGTATCAGTTAAGCAGATGTGCTTGCAACCATCGGAGGCCAGAAGTACCGTGAGTGGTTGTACTCGAATGAGCTGACAAGCTCTGGGATACGAGGGTCCACACTACCAACTTTATTTTTAGGACAAACCATGAAAATCATTCCACCAACACCAGAAGAACTTAAATCCATACTTTGTACTAAAATTGAGTGCACTGGATTCCAACAGTGGTTTACTGCCATGGAAGTAACCAATATCCATTATAGGATATCAGACAAAACTTGCTGGAAGGTTGTAACGCATACCAAATACGGTAAAGACAACGTTCCTGATACAGTAACAATCGAGCAAATCGTACAAGTTATGCCCAAAACAACGGTTAAGGTCACAACCGAATGGGTACCCATTGACTCAGATCAATAATCTGTTACAATGGTGAAAAGAAGGAGACTCTATGCCAACTGATGATGAACTCAAATCTGCTCTTCGTAAATTACAATCAAGTAATGAAGCTAATCGGTATCTTTCCTTCCTTGAGTATACTTTACTCGCTGCATTGGATGAAGTGTATAGCAATGCCGAGGAACGCCTTGGATGTCTTACTCGTAATGGACTCCAAAGTAAAGCATGCGAGTATATTGGAGTTACCGAACCTGGTCCCCAAAAAGCTCTTATTCAATGGTGGGATAAACAGACCGAAAACCGGATCAAAGCTAGAAACGCTCTCCGTCAAGGTGCGTTGTTGAAACTCACTGCTGAGGAAATTCAGGTATTGGGGATCAAATGAACCGCGACAAAGACTATATCACCATTCTTGAAGAGCACTTGCTCAAAGCTCTTGATCGTCTATACGGTTCTGAGCTAGACGGAATTGGTGGACCGTTGACGGATACGGAAGAAAAGATGAAAGTCTGCCAAGAACTGTATCGTCAAGACATTGCAAAACAACGCGAATTGCTTGTTATTTGGAAGTTCTTATCCACGAAAGAAAGTTGAATTTACCTATGTCCGATCATGAAATCATTTGTGTTACTGTTCTGGTTGTAATCATCCTCCTTGTAGCTCGGAGGCTTTAAATGAAAACCATTACACTTGTTACCATCTGCGATGATAGTATTGGTGAGGCTCAAGGAGTTTTTCTTGATGGTGAACTCATTGGAGCATGGTCAAGTAATGACGCCGACTATCGACCTGAGTACATGAATGGCTTCATGAAGAAACTCGGCATCATTGTCAAAACA